TCCACAGGGGCAGGGAAAGTCACTTCGGTGACCGCTGTCGCAGATTATCGCGAGCGTCCTTTGACCATTCATACGGCAAAGAACCCTACCTATAATGCTGCAACGGGAACATGGTCCAAAGGCGCCATGAAACTGGTGCATAAGCGTCCGAAGTTGGATGCAGATGACCGTGTTGTGTTCCCGTTGGCGAGACTTGAAGTCGAAGTTCACCCAATTATGTCCATCGCTGAGATCGACGAAATCTGGGAGTGGATTGCCATGGTGGCAACTCACGCCAGCTACGCTGATTTCCGGCGAACCGGATCGATGGGGTGACGTCATGTTAGATGTCCCGGGAGTATTACCACCCGAAGACGCTACATGTACGTGGGTTTGTACCATCTTGACTCAATTACTTGCTTTTCTCATGGATCTATTCGGTGTTTTACCTATACCGATGTAAAATGGATCTGTGACGGAGCAGCAACCTTTGACTACATCAGGAGGACTCCGTGTCTAAAAAGGTTAAGAAAGGTAGAAGCCGAGGTCAACGTTTTTCGATGGATCATCTTATGTCCACGACGTACCTCTGCATGTTAAGTGATTTCGAACCATTCATTGGCGAAGACGTCTGCAATCGCATCATCCAGGGCCTAGGCTCTAAAGCGGATGGTGCGAATATTAGGGGTGTGGTTTATCCCCAGGTTATGCAGGCGCCCCCCTTTATTTTCAAGAGGGTATACCAACTGGAAAAGTTCTGTAAACGTTACATCTTTGCAAGTGAGATGTGTAACTCATCACTGCAAGTGGAAGCTGAGCGAAAGTTCATGTCCACTCAGGAACGGGTTGCGATGCCTATGGAAATGACACCTCTTCTGAGGAAGGTCGTCCAGAAAGCTCGATCAATCACCAAAGAAATTCTTGGTGACTATGATCCAGACGAACATTTCGACTCTTGTAAATTTAGTACACGCGCGACGCTGGGTAATCCTTTACGAGATAGTTATCTCGACACGAAGCTAGGTGGCACAAAGGCCACTGATTATACAGCTTCGTTATCCGGTTCGCTGCATCATAAGGAATGGTTTGTCTCAACATTCTTGGCCGCTGAACCCGTTTTACGGGGGATATATCGCGAGAAATATGGTGAGTACTACCCTGATCCCGTGGTATTGTCGGATGATGCACCCGCACTTAACACCACACATGTACCAAAAGCCTGGGATAAGCTGCGAACGATCACCCCTAATACGACTATTGGAAGTTTTATCTCCTACGGTCTTGGGAAAATGATTGAACGCAGGCTGAAGGAAAGGGCAAGGCTAAACATTAAGCGCTTGCAGTTTAAACACCGCGAGTATGCAAAGGAGGCCTCTGTAACCCTCAAATCAGTTACGGCGGATATGTCTGCCGCTAGTGACTCGTTTGGTGCCGACTTGGTCAACATGTTGTTGCCACGCACATGGTATCGTGCGGTTAAGTTTGGTAGGGTGCCTAGAGTGAAGATCGGACAGAGCTTTTGCAGTCTGTCTTCTTTCATGGCTATGGGCATCGGGTTTACTTTTCCGCTCCAGACTCTCCTGTTTTACGCGCTCCTTAAGGCGATTCAGGAGTTGACCGGAATTTATGGTAGAATTAGTGTGTACGGTGACGACCTGATATATCCTACTAGGATGCACAGGTACGTATCGTCCATACTGCCTAGGTTACGCCTGGTTCTGAACCAGGATAAAACCTTTGTAGACCATGACTTTCGGGAAAGCTGCGGTGGTGACTACTACCGCGGCGTCGATGTCAGGCCTTGCAGTCCCGAGGGTACTGGCGTCGAACTGGCTAAGCTTCCTTACGTAGCAGAATGCTATAAACTTATCAACAATTTACTTAGGAGGTGGGATCGTGCAGAACTTGCCACAACCCTCTCTTTCCTCGAGCGTGAAGTTCTACGCACGGGAAATAGCCTCTTCGTTGTCCCCTCGGATGCTCCGGATTTCTCTGGCATCCGCCAGGATCGTCCTTTTGATTGCCCACCGAATTCTTGTGTCCCACTGTGGGACGCAAAGAAACAAAGATGGGAATTCAAAGCGCTGAGGTACTGTCCCAGGGACCGCTTGATCACTGATGAGCGGTTCTATTATTGGGATTGGCACCGAGAGGCTCGGTTTGTTGATAGGTTTGGCGAAACGTCATGGTCACCGTTCTCGGAGAGTACCGAGACATTCCGGCTCATAAAGAGCATACCTAAACGTTATGTAAAGGTGTATCGGAATGGA